GTGGTCACGACCACCGTTGGCAACTCTACCTACGAGAAGTCCGCCTACTTCTACGACGGCAAGGCGTGGGTCGCCATGACCGGCAACGTCGATGCTGATAAGGTCATCCTGCGGGATAACATCACGTTGGCCGGTGGCTATACGCAGGTGGGCAACCTGACCAAGAGCCAGAACGGCACGTCAATCTTTTCCACCAAGGGCAAGAGTGTTATGGATGCGCTGACCGAAATCTTCAGCAAGCGCCTCCAGCCCACCATCACCGCCCAGCCGTCCATCGGTACGTTTACCTTGACCGGTGCTGGTGCAGTTGAGGCTGGCACCAAGGTAGCTTCTGCGGCCTACTCTGCTGCATCCCTGAATGCAGGTTCCTATCAGTACGGCCCGGCCACCGGCGTTACCGCCACCAACTGGAAGGTCGAGCGTATCACCAATGCGGCCACCACGCAGGTGGCTACTGCTGATGCAGCATCCCTGACCGCTGGCTCTGATAACAACGGCGGCGCGGGCTTCATCATCGGCGATGCAGGCGGCGATAATGCCGTGTCCAGCCTGAAGTACCGCGTCACCGCCACCCACGGCGCAGGTGTGACCGCAAAGGATAATCTCGGCGCGGCATCCAGCCCTGTCGTGGCCATTGCGGCCGGCACTAAGACCAAGGACACCGGATCTTACAGCCCGTTCCGTAATGTGTTCTATGGCACGTCTACCGGCAAGCCTGCTCTGGACAGTGCGGCCATCCGCGCACTGGGCAAAACCGGCAAGGCGTACGCAGCCGGTACGCTGACCCTGAATGTTCCTGCCGGTACGCAGCGTGTGGCCATCGCCTGCATTGCTACCGCAAAGGGCGTCACCAAGGTCATCAACGAAACCGCCATGAACGCAGATGTCACCAGCACCTTCGTGAAGTCCACCGTCCCCGTTGAGGGCGCAAACGGCTATGCAGCGAAGGACTATAACGTCTGGGTCTTTGAGCCTGCCGTTGCTTATGGCAACGCCGCAGTCCTCAAGGTAACGCTGGGCTGAGAGGGGAGGAACTGAACATGGCTGTGAACAATACCGCAAAGAAGTATTCCGGCATGGAGTTCCCGCTGGCTATGAAGCGGCAGGACGCTTTCGCCCTTGACCCTACCTGCGTGTGGCCGTCTATGGCTGACGCGCAGAACTATGCGAAGACGAACCCGACCGCCTACATCGGTCAGGTCCTCTCCGTGGTCGTGGACGGGGTTGCCACCTCGTACACCATCCAGAATGCCGCCGGTGATCTCGCCCCGCTGGGCGCTGCATCGGTTGACATCGCAACCGATTCTGAGGTGAGCGAAATGCTGAGTGAAGTATTTTCCACCGATAACGCCTGATAAAGATATGGAGGAATGAACGATATGGCATACAATGAGGAAAAGCTGGCCCGCCTGAAGCACCTGAAGCAGCTCGCACAGAAAGCTAAGGCTGAGAGCGACGCTATTGCTACTCGTGTTAAGGCTCTGGAAAATGTTGGCGCACAGGCCAACGTGCTGGAGACCATTAAGGTCAACGGCGTGGTGCAGAGCATCGAGGATAAGGCTGTGGACATCAAGGTTCCCGGCTACACTGTGGAGAAGTCTGAGAAGTCCGACGACTATGCTGCTGTCTACCAGCTCATGAAGGATGGCGTTGCCGTTGGCGCGGCTATCAACATTCCGAAGGATATGGTGGTTAAGTCTGGCTCTGTTGTGACCAATCCCACCGGCCAGCCCAAAGGCACTTATATCAAGCTGGTTCTGGCAAATGCCACCAACGACACCCTGTACATTGATGTCGGCGGCCTGATCGAGTACGTTACCTCCGGCTCTGCTGCGGGTGATATGGTTGTCATCGCCATTGATGAGCAGACTCATAAGGTCACCGCATCTATCACCGACGGCGCAATCACTAAGGCAAAGCTGGAGACCGAGGTGCAGACCGCCCTGAACAAGGCCCATGAGCACGCCAACAAGGCGCTGCTGGACACCTACGACCAGACCAACGCCAACATCAAGGATGCCGTCAGCAAGAAGCACTCTCACGCCAATGCGGCCGAGCTGGACAAGATCGCTACCGGCGATAAGGAAAAGTGGGACGCCACCTCCACCAAGGTTGAAGGTATTGCTGAGGGCGCTACCAAGGTCGAGGCCAGCACCACCGAAGGCAATATTAAGATCAATGGCGTGGAGACCGCGGTCGTTACCATCGCCACCGACGCTGAGGTCACTGAGATGCTGACCGAGGTCTTTGGCGCAACCGCCTGATAACCCATAAGTAAGAATGCAGCGGCAGGGGAATGGACTCCTGCCGCTGTTGTTTTTGGAAAGGAAAGCGAACATGAGCGACAAACTCAACACGCTTGAAGCGCTTAGGCTTGCTTCTCTGAAGGCAAAGGGTTACACGGCAGAACAGATTGAAGCGTTGGCTTCTGCGATGGAAGACATCATCAAGGACATCAACGATTCCCTGAAGACCTGCGAAGATCATGTACAGTCGGCTCATGCTCCCGCCAATGCGGAAGAAAACGTCATCGTCAGCATTCAGCGCAACGGGCAGGCAATCCCTCCCGACAACAAGGTCGTGAACATCGTGGTGCCGACCAAGACATCCGCTCTGGAAAACGACTCCGGCTACGCTACGACGGACGATGTAGACGAGCGAGTAAACGGAGTAGGGCATCTGAAAGCCGTCCCTGTCGATGCTCTCCCTGCACCCAGTGAGGCCAACGCTGACACCATTTATTTCCTTCGTAAGAACAACAGTGAGGCTGGGAAGCAGTACAGAGCGTACAAGCTCATCCACGGCATCTTTGAGATCGTTGGCTCTGCCGAGGTCGATCTCACGGGCTACGTCCAGAAGGAAACCGTGGAAAAGGCCGATGATAGCATCATCAAGAGCATCTACAGCAGCATGATCTCGCCTGCCGAAAAGTATCTGGGAAGCGGGAACCTTTTGCTGTTCTGGACGATGCTGAAGGAACTGCTCAATGGTCATGAGTCCAACATCAATGATCTGCTGGCCCGCGTGAAGCTGCTGGAGCTGATTCTCAGCGCCGATGTTACCGGCAATCCGTACTACGTCACCTTTAACACCCTGACAGATGTTGTCGTGTCCAGCGGTATCTGGAATGAGGCCGATGGACGCATTGAGTTTTAACAGGAAGGAGGGAGCGCAATGCACATACCTGAAGATGAGGCCGAACGTCGGCGCTTAAATGAGCGGGGACGCGAAATCCTGCGGCGAAAGAACGGCGCTGTGCGTCCGCATCGTGAGGATGGCTATGTGAACCTCCTGAACAAGTACGGAACCAAGCAGGATAACTCCGAGGCGTACAAGTTTGAGCGGGAGCCGGTCATTCCTGATATGCAGCTCACTGGGCTGTATGAGGGCAACGGTCTGTTCTCCAAAATCATTGATACGCCTGCCGAGGAAGCGCTGAAACATGGCTTCGACCTGAACCTGAAAAGCGATGAGGTGAAT